TAAATCTCCCGCTAGATCAGGCTTGTATTGCTGCATAGCAATCTGTACGCATTCCATAAGGACTGTCATTGACTTATCGTTGTCTTCTGCAACCTTCTGGATCTTTTCAAAGTTTTTCATAAATTTACGAAGCAGAGCAATATTAAGTGGCTTGAGTTGTATTTCTGTGCCATCCATCAAGGATACTGTTTGCTTTTCATTTGTTGTCGTCATTTATTCCTCCGTTATCGACTTCCTAATTATATCACATTGGCTACTTTTTAATCTATTTTTTCGTAGTCAATTCCCATGCCGATTCCAAAACCAGCCTGTTGTGCATTAATGCCTTGCAATGCTAGTATATCATTAGAGTCCTTAGCCTGCCCCTTACTAAATACCCTGGCCTTAAGATCTTCCCAGGCATTAGACTTGGTTGACTGTTTATCTAGATCCACACCCTGTAATGCAGCATTAAACTTTTTATTATCGTATTCTAGGTCTCTTTTTGTTGATAGCAATAAGATTAGTTCTGGCATAGATATTGACTCTTCAAGTTCTTCAAAGTTTTTCCAGATGCCCGTCATAAATACCTCAGCCTCAAGTTTTGGCAAATCCATGGTGTCCCAACTGGATCCGTCATCCTGTTTCTTTATTTTTGATTTCTGTTCCTGATTATCTTTAACCTTAACATCCGCACAGTACTCTAAAATTTTATATAGGCTTTGCATATCAAAATCTAATTCTAACTCTTCTTTAGTATTATATTTATTTGGTCTAAACTGCTTCATGGCTATCACGGCACATTCAATTAAAATATCAATAGAGTCATCATTGTCTTTGGCATGTTTAATATCTTCAAATCTATCCATGAATAACTTCATGTATTTTATTTTTAATGGGGATATTTCAATAATATCGCCTGATAAGGTTTCTATCGTTCCCACTTCATATACGTTACGTGCCATGTAATCATTATAGCAAACAGAAAAACCCAACCATATACGGTTGGGCCTTCTGGTATAACAAATTAATGTTATTACGGAGTTGGAGTTACAGTGCGATCAATAATCTTACCGTATGATCCGCTATTGTCTTCTGGTAGCAAACGGAATGAAACTTCAAACATTGTTGCTTCATCACGCTTTGCAGACACAGTAACATTTTCAATCGAGAGTGCACGATATGCGACATAGATACGTTCTAAGTTAGAACCTTCTTCGCAATCTCCAGTTCCAGGACCGACAGCAACAAGACCACGTTCTACTGGGCATTCGCCTAGAGAACCTGACTTCATGTTGAATACCTGACCTGCTGTAGTTGTCTTGTCACCTGTTAAATCTCCTGGACCACCTGCGACAGCGATCAAAAGATTTTCTAGAGTGGCTTCAGCAAATGTGGTATTTAGATTTACCTGCATACCTTGCTTATACAACTTAGCGACGTCAAGAATCTGGTCTACCTGAACTTCACCAAAATCTGGCTGGAAAACGAGTTCCAAACCATTCATGGTGTAACCAATATTGTCGAAGCCTGCTGTGTCTTCAAGTGTAGCCACATAAGCCTCTCCAGATACTGGTGCTGGGTTTCCACCAACTGCCAAAGGTCCGTCATAAACGAACACCTGGGCTGCACCCACGATAATATTATTACTATTACCTAGAGCCATATATATCACCTCTTTTTTCTATAGAAATAAAGGCGTGTTTCCTCATTGATAATTATAACAGCCTTTTATGAATTGATTGAGCCCACAACATCTTTGTGCTGATGGTACTCAAAATCAATTATGATCTTATTCCCGCCAAAGGTGCGGGCTGTGCCAAAATCAATAATATCCCTAGTTTCTTCAAGTTGGTATATTCTAAATTTATGAAAATAAAATTTGCAGGTTAATCCTTGTATTTCTCTACCTTTAGTCCAGGCATTGACTTCTGCAGCGCTTTCATCTTCACGGTCCATAAGCCTTAGCACTGCTTCCTGAATTTTAACCATTGTAATTACTGGATCTTCTCCTTGTGCATAAAAATAGTATAACGCCTGTTCTTGTTTTATATGTGGAAACGGAGACCTTCTCATTCGGATTAGCCTATCCCAAGTGGCTGCTACCCCTTGAGTGCTATTATTAAAGTATTCAGTTAAATCAGCAATTGTTGAAGGTGTTGATGGGAAAAATGGAAAACTTGGAAGACCTGTCAGTTCTGGTACATTATATCTTAAATATTCATTGATCCAAAGCATTGGTGTATTAATGACTCCAGTCGGAATCCAAATTTCTCCAGCCATTACTTAACCGCCCTTATGTTTGCTACCCAACGGTATCCTGTTTCGACACCCTTGCTTCGTCCCATTTTAGCACCCGATTTAAGATTCTTCTTATAGGCTACAGGATTTTCAAAATCTCGTAACATTCCACTCTTTCTTAAAAATGTTTGAGTAAAGTATCGACTAAAAAAGGAATCAAAAACCTTTTCAAATCCAGCCTGAGTTGCACCACCTGGATTCTCTACAACGACTGGATTCTTGGTAAAAACCTCTTCCCCATCTACCTCAAACTTTAATACATTAGAATTTTTTGGCCTAATGACAACAGGCTGACCCTGTTCCATTACACTTGCTTTATTATAAAACGGTTCGCTGGATCCGTTTTTTATAGATGATGATTGTCTAAATGAAGACTTAAAAGAAAGCCCTATATTACTAACTGTATATTCTATGTCAAATAATCTTGCATCTGGGCTACCTACCTGATACCATTCATAGACATGGTGTAGTGTTTGTGGTCTTACTCTAGCATTTGAATCTATATATTGTTTTAGTAAATCTACAACATCTTTACCAAGGGCATTTAGAAAAATATTTTTTGCTTTTTGAGTTCCTTCTAAAAATCCCATAGAGTAATCGATGATATTATTCATCTCTTTTCTAAAAAGATTGCTATCTAGTTTTACCGCTATCATATGTCACTTGCCTGGTTCTCTGACCTACGGATTATTAACTTATAATATTCAGTATTACCAAATGGTCCAGAGAACGGCTCATGAGTTGCTATTTCAAATATAGTTGATTTACCAGCCCTTGGCCCCGTGGTCTCTGTATAAATCTCATTACAGTTTTTATCTTTAATGTTAGTAATAATGACGTTTGTGATTGAGTTTCTTGCATCTAAACTTGAAATTCTAATATCACTCTTAACTCTTCCTATTAAGATTTTTTCTTGAGTAATATTAACGTTTGGAGTTACTTCTTCTTTAAATGCTGTCCCAGCAGGAGTAAAAGAGCATGCAATTGTTCTATCTAAAACCCAGGTCTTCTTAACATTGCCGTATGCGCCCTGCTCTACAATTGGATGATAAACATCTGCCAGCATAGGAAAAGCGAAGTCTGGTTCCTCGCAAATCATTATAAAACTCCTGGTCTGGTTATTGTATTAACGTATCTTTCTAGAATCTTGTCAACAATAGCATTGCCAGTTCCAGAAAGGACTGACTTATCAAACTGTATCTTAAACTGATCTGTATTATATGCAGTTATATATCTCTTATAATAATCTAACTTCCCGCACTTAATATCTTCAATTAACATCTTGGTTGCTACGACAACATCAGTTGGAACAACCTTATATCCTACGTCCAAGACAATTGTAAAATCATATCCCTTTGGAAAATCTCCAACCCTGTATCCAACAAAACCAAGATCTCCAGAACCACCAACTATCTTAGTTGGATTATAGTCCATTCTATTTCTTTCATCTGATGCTGTTGCATTTTCTGTTCTGTATATTGCAGAATTGTCTAATAAAATATCATATGAATATGCATACGCTGAAGGATCATCAGCATCATATACTAAAACATTGTTCTCATAAACCTTTAAAACTCTATTAGAAGCATGCCATAATGAGAAGTAATCAAGTCCTTGTCCCTGTCCATTGATAACAAGTTTATGATTGTAAAAACCATCTCCAACAACTGTGTCAATCATTGCTCGTGCAATAATTTCTTGCATCTTATACTCTTCAATTTCAGAAGCAGTTGTTCCATATTCTGATGGATTAACATAAGGTCTGATGATATTTAAATTGTCTTCAAGCAAAATATGTTCATGCTCTTCGTCATAAAATCTAATTAAAAAGTTTCTATCAAACTGAACTTTTGATAAAGGAATTTGATATATTACTTTACCGTTAGCGTCAGAAGAAAGATTAAACTCTTCGTACGAGTGATCCACCAAATCCTCTACATATACCACATACTCATAATTTGGTATTGGTAATGACCATGTGGTTATTAAAGGATAAGGTGGAACTCTCAATACTTCCATTTTATCGACCAAACTCCCTTGCTACCTCTTCTGGTGTAGCAATTCTGATGTGGTCACGAGTAGCCCACTTGTCTGCCTCTTCTTGAGTGACAATGTTGTAGCCTCGATTTACTTTACCAACTCCACCCCAACTAACATTTTTAGTTGAATAGACTGCAACAGTTTTCTTAGCCTTATTAGACTTTACCGATGCCTTCTTTTCTGTCTTTGGTACTGATACTGCGCCAATAACTCCGTTAGCAACAGACCCTAAAGCCTGTACTTCATCTAGAGATGACTTTGCAAGATCTGAAGTTGTGATAGCACTTGTTTCTTCTACAGGTGCTGAGATTGAAGCCTCAATATTATTTTCTACCGCTACTTCTTCCACCTTAGTTTCTGGCATAGGAGCCTGAACTACTGGTGCCTCTTCCACAACTGATGGAGCGAGAAAGTCTTCTGCTGGCATATCATTATTAAAATTATTTTCTTCCATTATTTAACCTCCTATGTGCACTATTATAACAGAATACTAAAGGTAAGAGGGGGAGGAGATCAACCCCTGCCCCCTCTCAAAAGGTACTGACTACAGATTATGCATCTGCTGCAGCATCTGCCCACGCAATTGCGTCTTCTTCTTCCCATTGAATACCGAAGCGGACGAATACTGTGTATTCAATTGTGTCCTTCTTCGCAATATATTCACGGTTGACGACGATATCACGCTGGAAGCCCCAAACACGGTTCTGTGGGAATGTCAAATCGACATATCCTGCAGGGTAGTAAGGAACTTCTTGTACATCGATTCCGAGTACACGTGTTGTACGTGCTCCACCG